AGCAAACGGCAATATCAGGGTTCTACGAGCCCCTTGGCTGACCGACTGGCTAGACGAGCTTTCCACCTTCCCAGAAGCAGCAGACCACGACGACCAAGTTGACTCGGTTACTGGTGCCTTTGGATATCTTACGGGTTTAGGGTTGCCGCAACGCAAAAGAGCCAGTATTGTCGTTTAGGTAAGTTCTACTAGCACCTAAATATTGTGAGGGATATGGATACCACGCCTACTATTGCCAACCTCCTTTTTGACGACTTTGCCGAAAAGCTCAATGACCTAGAGGGTCGATTGAATGACTACCTAGCAGGATCACCACCACAGGAGGAAGCCTGCGAAGTTCTTGCTGCCTTCAACAGAAATAAAGCAAGCCTCAAATTTGTCTATGACTCTTTTGCCCTACGAGTCGGGTCAGCAATGAAAGACGACAAAGTTCTTCTGGCTACTGGTGGCGAAGTTGAGAAAAACTTTTCCAAGAAACGAAGCAAGTGGCAACACAAAGACTTAGCCAGCGCCGTGGCGCAAAAACTGCACAGAATGTCCATTGACATGGATACTGGCGAAGTAAAGGTTGACCCTGAGCAGTTGGCGAAAGACATGATTAACTACGTCCAGCCCTCGTATTGGAAAGTCACACAACTAGAAAAATTGGGCATAAACGTTGACAATTACTGCGAATCCGGCGATTCGCGCATGAGTGTAATAGTAAGACAACCATATGGAGGAACATACGATGAATGATTCAACACAACCAGAAAAGAAAGAGCGTAAAGATGTTTACGGTCCGCTTTCCGAGGCTTTTCCACAAGAGATGGAAAGGACACTCAACAAGGGTGGAACCAACCTCACTTACATTCCTGTGAGCGAAGTAATCAATCGCATGAACAAAGTTCTTGGTGTTGAAAACTGGTCGTTCTCAATTAAGGGTTACACCGAAATCGGCGATTCAATCGTTGCTCACGTAACCGTTGTTACCACGATTGACGGAAAAGAAGTTAGTCGCGATGGTGTTGGTGGACAAAAAATCAAACGAATCAAAGCAACTGGTCTTGCCGTTGACTACGGTGACGAAGTCAAGGGTGCTGTTTCTGATGCACTCAAGAAAGCAGTACAAACACTTGGTGTTGGTCTCTATCTTGCACGAAGCGACGAGGCCATCGAAATTGAAATGGCGATGGACGCACCAGTGGATGAATCTACTCAAGTTTGGGAAAGTTTCGTGAGTGTCAGCAAGGGTCTTGATGAGTCAAAGCGTTCTCAGCTCAACGAATTTTGGGCAAGCATTTCTAGCAATGCTCCAAAACCAAGGCGGCCGAATGATGCGACACTCAACCAACTTCAAGATTTACTTACAGAAGCAACGCGACTCAGCTTTCAGAAGTAGTAAGGTTGTTTGGTGAGCACCGAACAACAAGATCAACTCAAGATGCCGAATTACCTTTCGGCTTCATCTATATCCACTTGGGAGCAATGTCCCTTACGGTATAAATACAGCAGAATTGATCTAATCCCCGAACCATCAACGGAAAGCCAGATTATGGGCAATTTCGTTCACGAGATACTAGAGGAACTTTACAAACTTCCAAACGAACAAAGAACCATCGCAAATGCTCAACAGATGTCACGGGTGGTCTGGGTTCGTGGGTGGCCTGAGCGACTAGAAGCTATTGGCCTCACCGAAAAACAGATGCGAGAATTCAGGTGGAAGTCTTGGTGGTGTGTAGAAAATCTTTGGGCAATCGAAAACCCAAATGACATATCACCAATCGGGTTGGAAGCAGAGTATTACGTTGAGGTTGCACCAGGTATCACCATTAAGGGTTTTGTGGATCGAATTAGTGAAGTTGAAGATGGTGCAAAAATAAGTGACTACAAAACTGGAAAGTTCCCACGACCTGCCTATATGGAACAGAAGTGGTTCCAGTTGCTTTTGTATAAAATCATTGTTGAAAAGACAATCAACAAACCTGTGAAAGAAGTGGAACTCATATACCTAAAAGACGGAAAAAGTATTTCTAGAAAAACCAAGGATGGTGACGACGAGGCGACTCTCTCAAAGGTCGTAAGTGTCCATGGCGAAATACAGCAAGCCCTCAAAACAGGTGATTTCCCGACAAAGGTTTCCAAGTTGTGCGACTGGTGTCATTACAAAAGAACATGTCCAGCATGGAGCGCTCGAAGGAGTTGATGTAAGACCTATGGACGATCAGACATTTGCCAAAATCGTCGCTGAAGAGGTAAAGAATAAACTTTCACCAAATCAACGAAAGATATTGTTGGTCAAGGAAAACTGGGAACGCTGGAGGCTGAACCTAGTTGTACTTCTTGAAAACATTGACACACAAATTGAAATGACAGAACGGTCACGAGACGAAGACACTTCTAGGTATACATCATTCGGAAACGATGGGATGACGCTTCTTGGTCAGGCCAACGAATCATACGACGTACGAATAAAAAAGATTTCTCGTTTTAGATTTCATGTTGAAAGACGACTGAATGAAGTCGCATCCATGATTGAAACTGGCGAGGTTGCACAAAGCAGTGGCTGGGAGAGTGTTGAGTTTTTGAAACGGGGAATAATAAGACACCGAGCAATGTTCTATGAGTACGACATTGATGAAACAACAATTGACCGAGCACTCTGGGCGCTTCTAGAGGATCGTTGGGAGTTTGACGACATCAAACCCTCGGATATTGTATGAAGCGCGGCGAGCCACCCAAGCGGAAAACACCACTAAAGCGTGGTGGTCCAATTCGTAAAAGAAGCAAGAAGATGGAAGCGAAGTATGTTGACCGTCGAGCATTCGTGACGAAGATTCTTTCTGAGCGCCCATATTGCGAAGCTTGCCCAAAATTCGCTGCTCACGATGGACTCAAAACCTACAACCGACACGGGTCACGTGATGTCCATGAGCTTATTCGGCGATCCCAAGGCGGGTCAATACTTGATGAAAAGAATGTTCTTGCCGTGTGCAGAAAGTGCCATGACAGAATAGGCAGAGAGCCTGCCCTTGCCGTTGATCTTGGATTGGCAAAATGGAGTTGGGATAAGTGAGCAAGATCATCACTATGGGCATAGACCCATCCCTGACATCTACTGGCATTTCGGTTACTGGAATAACGGTGAGTATTCGGAAATCATCTCGTGGGGTTCAACGTCTACTTGAGGCGCGAAACGATCTGCTGCATCTCGTCAACGAAAACTCTGTTGACTGCGTATCAATTGAGCACTATTCCTATGCCTCACGAAATTCGCAGGCACACTCAATCGGGGAACTTGGTGGAGTAATGAGACTTGCCCTCTACGAAGCTGGTGTTCCCTTCGTTGAGATACCTCCAACCTGTAGAGCAAAGTTTGCTACAGGAAAAGGAAATGCTGGAAAATCAGAAGTTGTTTCAGCAATATCTGTTCGCACTGGCATCGTCTGGGATGGTGGCGATGGCACGGATCGCTGCGATGCTTGGGTGCTAGAGGAAATGCTTCGATTCAAACTTGGACTCTCGGTAATTGATTGGCCGAAATCCCACACCGATGCTTTAGAAAAGGTAGATTGGTCCCCACTAGAGAAACTTACGAAAGGAAACAATAAATGAACGCGATACACAGTATTAGAACATCGCCGATTAGTCAGGTTGAAATCGAGGAGCGAATTATCAAATTGCTTGATGACCTGGAGTACCATACCGAAGCTTTTGAATCTCTCGCTGAAGATGGTGCAAGAAAAGAATCTAGATTGAAAGGTGAATGGGCAAAGGAATACCTATCCGCCAAAGGCTCAATACGTGAACGAGAAGCTTGGGCAGATTACAAACTTGCCGATATGGATTTTGACTACAAGTGTGCAGAGGCGCTGGTTAAGGCCAAGCGAGAAAAACTGCTTTCCCTGAGAACGCAAGTAGATGCTCTGAGAACCCTCAACGCAAATGTCAGGGCTCAGGTATGAACGGAATCCATGAATCTCTAGTTTCCCTTTCCATACCAATTGGCAGTCTTGTTTCCCTTAAGGACAATCCTCGCCGTGGTGATGTTGACGCGATTGCGGCGTCATACAAAGAATTTGGACAAGTGAAGCCGATAGTCGTCATACAAAATGATGATGGGAAGTACACGATTATTGCTGGCAACCACCAGTTTGAGGCGGCTAGAAGACTCGGTTGGGACTCAATCGCCTGCACCGTCTTTGAGGGCGATGCAAATAAGGCTATGGCATTTTCCTATGCCGACAATAGAACATCCGATCTTGGTGGGTATGACGAAGATTTGCTCATGAATCTCATCAGTGAGGTTGGGCACGATTATTCCAGCCTGATGTCTGGTCTTGGTATGGATGAATTTGAGATGGCGGCAATAGAGGATTCTCTGAACAATTCAGAAAGCGAAATACTCACATCTACAGAATTCATTCCCCCAGTGATGATTGAAAACGAAGAGGAGTATGTTGCCCCGGTTGTTCCAAAAGGGAGCGAAATGGATGTGGTGACTCTTGGCAGCACGGCCATACCTGGAATGAAGAAGCCGACGGCTGTAGTTCAGTACACAATTGTGTTTGACAGCGTGGAGCAACAGAGTCGCTGGTACGACTTTGTCAAGTGGCTTAGATCAACTCCGGAAATTGACGGGAACACCACAGCAGAAAGATTGCTTGAATACCTAGAAGCACATTGTGAGTTCTAGTGACTCGGCAAAGGCTGTTTCTTGATGCTTCATGCCTAGATGCCGCAAGAGCGAGAATACGTCACGTTTACGACACCTTTGACACCGTATGCATTCAGTTCTCTGGTGGAAAAGACTCAACTGCCATTCTCTACTTGGCTAAAGAGGTTCACGAAGAGCGAGGACTTGGTCCAGTAAAAGTAATTTTTCGTGACGAAGAAATGGTCAGCCCGATGGTGCTGGACTACGTAATGAAAGTAAAAGAATATCCGTGGGTGGATATGGAGTGGTATTGCTTGCCCTACGGAGCGGAGATTTGGATTCTTGGACGCAGGGAAAGCGCGCTTCTCTGGAGTGGAAAACGCGAGCGCGAGGGTCGCCTAATGAGACCGATTCCAGAGTTTGCCATAACAGCGAAAAACTTTGGCTTGAGTCACGATGAGCCGCTAAAAGAAACAATTGATTACTACACCATGCAGGGGAAGAAGGGTCGTACGGCTTTTATCACTGGCGTACGTGCGAACGAGTCAATGATTCGTTATCGGTCATGCGTACAGAAGTTGCACGAGAATTACATAGTTACCCCGTTTGGCGTCAAGAAGGGATTGCCCCTCAAATTCGCCAAAGTTATATACGACTGGCAAACCAGTGATGTATTTAAATTCATCCTCGAATCTGGTGGAACATACTCCGAATATTACGACTCTGCCGAAATGACTGGGTCAAACACGCGGGTTGGAATACCACTTCACTCCGTCGCCATACGTCGCCTTGGTGATGTTGTTGCAACTGAACCAGAATTTTACGATGACCTAGTGAGGGTGTATCCAAGAATTGATGCTCAGCGACGGCTGTGGCAGGACTTTGATTCCGTCAAGGTCGTTGAGGCTTATTCGCAAAACGGACTAGAGGGGGTTAGTCAGTTTATTTCTGATTTTATGATAGGTCCAACGATGCAAAATGCGGCACGGCGATATGTCTCAACCTTCAAAAAGAAAATGGCACACGACCCCAATTCCTATCCAATCCACTCGCTAATCAGAACACTCTTACTGAACTCGGTCCACACAACTTCTGCAAATCCTTCTGGTCCGGGAACAAAAACCGGAAAGATAATCCAAGACGAAAGGGATGCCAATGAGTGATTTTATTCATGTCAAACCAAGCGAACTAAAACCTGCAACATGGCGAGCAACATATATGCTTTCACCAGACTTAGCAGTCTTGGCGCGCTCGGTTCACAAACATGGAATACTGTCCCCAATTATCGTCAGAAAAGATGGGATGACGATCATTGACGGCCACGAACGATGCTCGCTCGCTTTGAAAAACCAGCAAGTTCGTGAATCAATAGGTGAGACTGTGCCAGTGTCAATAATTGACTGTACGGAGCAAGAGGCAATGATTCTTCATATTCAAATGAATCGTGGCAGAGGTTTGGTCGTGACAAAGAGGTTGTCGGCGCTTATACGGAAACTTCATATTTCTGGGGCCGCCACAGAACAGGATTTATGTATAGCCTTCAATATGACCCTAGATGAGTTTGAGGTTCTATTGGATGGAACCATAGTGAAACATCGGGCAATCAAGGATCACATTTATTCAAGGGCTTGGGTACCCATTGAATCGGATGTCAAATTGGCAGACCAACCCCTGATTGAGGCTCCACCAAACGGCGATAGATAGTGATAAGTGATAACATCAATATAGCAAAATCTGCATATTGGGAGACTCATGCCAAAACCACTTGTTCCAGAACCAGGCGATGAGGACGTCAGCATCCCCCGTCGAATAGGGCGAGTCTTGAAATTTGCCTTTGGCAAAGAGAGAGGCATAAGGAATCCTGGACGAGTTCTAGAATTCGCTAAACGCCAAACTAGGGAAGAGGTTGCTGAGCGCAGAGCAGCACGGGCACGTCGCGCCCGAGTTTTAGGAAGGTAACCACCAATGGCTTTAGTAACAGCAGCAGACCTTAAAACCTATATGGACATAAGTCTGACGAACAGACAGCTAGATGCCGCGGATATGGTGCTTTCTGGACTTCAGAGTGAAATGGAAATGTATCTAAGGCGACCCATCCAGACTATTGAGTACGTTGAGGAACACGTTGTTCCAAGCACTCATACGGGGATCCCTGCATCATCTTTTTTTACTAATTCAAATCCGTCAAACGAATCGTTTACTGGAAACACTCTTGACAACACGACATACCTTGAGCCTCCGGCTACCATTTACCTACTCAACACGCCAGTCGTCAGTATCTCAAGAGTTGTTCTCACCCCATCGGTCAGCGTAAGAACATTTGAAATTACTACAAAATCCCTGACTAGCAATGTTGCCACTTTGACAGCATCAAAGGCGCACAGTTACGCCGTAGGCGATGTCGTGAAAGTTTCAAATATTGATTCAACTTTTAATGGCATGGTTACGATTACGGCAGTACCGAGCTCAACACAATTCCGTTATGCAAAAACAGCAACCGATGTGGTGTCGGTAGCGGTTTCACCTAAAGGAAAAGTTCTACGCAAATACACAAGGGAACTTGAAGAGACAACGGACTACATTCCCCAGAAGTACGGAGTTGATGTATTCAATACATATGCCGACGACATTGTTACTGTCACCTATACCGGTGGGTTGGTAGGAGAGAACATACCTGCCTTGAAGTTGATTATCCTCAGGGCGGCATCTAGGGAGATGCAAAACATGCACGATGATGTGGTTGGCTTGAAGGATTTGGAAACACGAAACGTTGCTCCGCTTCAAACAGGTTTTCTTGAAAGCGAACTGATGACATTGAAGAGGTATCGCAAGAATAGGATTAGTTGATGGCATCCATCAAGATAACGGTTGACGCTAAAAAAGCAATCGCACGAATGGTTGTAATGAAAAAACGTGCGAATGACATGCGACCAGTTTTGTGGAGAGCAAAACAGTGGCTTCGTTTTGCCAACGAAGAGAACTTTCGTCAGGCTGGTCTGCCATCTGGGGGATGGTCACCACTTGACCCAGAGTATGCTGCTTGGAAGAACCTGCGGGAACCAGGTGCCGGAACAATGATTAGAACTGGTCGTCTGTTCAGAAGCTTGACCTCACTGGATGCATCACCGAATAAGATAGATGCTATGGAAGCAACATTTGGAACAAAGGTTGAGTACGCAAAGTTCCATCAGTACGGAACAACAAAAATGCCAAAAAGAAAAGTTGTTTACGAACCCTTGGGATTTGCTTCACGATTTGGCGAGGTTGCGGCTACCTATGTTTGTCATGGGAACACTGCGGCTGTAAGGCAGTCATTGTTGTGACCGGATACTTGATGCATGGACCCCATTTTGCGAAGGAATATATAAACACATATTTGAAAGCAGAACTTCCAAAGCGACTGGTGAGATACAGAAACGGATGGGGTATAAGCAATGCCGAACTCCCCGATCCAGAGGATTACTTTGTGCATGAGCCATTGGTTTTGGATCACTGGCCGACCATTATCACCCTCGTAATATCAACCAACTCATTTGACCAAATAGGTTGGGACTCGGTCCACCCTCTATACAGGGTCAACTATTCAATGAGAACATACGTCTGGTCACGAACCGAGGGTTCTGAGGACACCACAAGGATGAGGGATCGGCTGACAGTAGTTGTCAGGTCGGCACTACTTGACTCCCTCCACATGAATGCCGAGGACGACAGAAAGACCTTCCGTGCCGAAATTGACCAGACGAGCATTCGTGAGGAATTCTCTGATTTGACCCTACTCAAGGGCGACAGGGTGCTTGCTGGTGCGTATATCTCGTACAACGCAACAATTGACGAGATTGTGCACCGAGAGGATATTGCCGAAGTCAGCGAGATTGAGGTTGGATACAAGGCAAATAACCCGATTGGGGTAGCCGTGCAGTTGCCGGCTGATAACACAACAAGCAAGATTGTCGTTGAAAGACCCCCTGCGTAGTCTATTATAGTAACCTATGTTCGAATACATCACACGGGAAAACCCTAAACCAAGTTTCCCAGATGCAGTCATACTGATCAACTCATCGGCCCATATTCGGATTATTGACTCTGAGGGTCGAAGATTGCCAAGTCACTCCACGGCAGCGATCAGTCTAGACGAGTTTCAAAACTCAACGATAATTGCTGACCTAATCGCTTCAGGGAGGTTGGTAGCACTCAATGCACCCAACAAATCTGCCGAACCCGCAAAAACCGTAGAGGTAGACGATCAGCCAGAACAAAAGAAGAAAGCCCGAACAAAGCAATCAGATATAGAAACAATTACCCAATTTGTTAAATCTGATCAAATTAGTGTAAATGAGTCACTAGTTGCTGAACCTAAGCACGAAGATTGGGTATCATCTACTAACGAGATAGTCGATGAAAAAACAACCGATGAGATTTAGCGAGGTCGCACGATGCCAGGCGTAGTCATTACAACAGCAGTTCGCACAGGTCCAGCAGTAACGCTCCTTAATCAATCGTCACAGGCATTCTTTGTAGGCGTTGCCGACCGAGGACCAACAGATCGAGCCGTTCTTGTAACGAGCCTTGAAGAGTTTGAGGGTATTTTTGGGGACTACATCTCGTCTGCTCTTTTGCATCCAACAGTGGAAATGTTTTTTGAAGAGGGTGGAACTCGGTGTTACATCGCTCGCGTTGTTGGTGCTTCAGCCACAACTGGAGTACTCAATCTATCTGATGCAGATGCAGCGACAACGGCTGGTGCAAACTCTGTTGCCATAACCCTCACGGCCAATGGTGCTGGTTCATGGAGCACGTCAGTTAAAGCTGCCGTGACCACAGGAACCGTAGCCGGAACAGTTTCGGTTCAGATCCTCAAGGATGATGTTCAGGTTGCCACGACTGGTAATTGCACCACAAATGCACAAATCATTGGAAAAATCAATGCCCATGCCGTGGCTTCCAAGCTTGTCACTGCAACTGCAGGTGTTTCAAGCTCAATAATTACCACGTTATCTGCTACGGCACTATCTGCTGGAGATTCAAACGCAGCCGGAATAACCGATGCACGTCTCGCTTCGGCATTTGACTTGTTCAATGATGCTCTTGGTTCGGGTGCTGTTGCATGTCCAGAATCATCTGGTCAGGTCGTTTACAGCAAGATGCTCACGCACGCAAATGCTTACAGCAGAGTTGCACTACTTCACGGTCTTTCGGATGACACGATTGCTGAGGCAAAAACATTTGCTCAAACAATCATCGCCAACGAATCAAACCTTGAACATGGTGCGCTGTATTACCCTTGGGTTTACGCACCATCAAATGTTTCTGGCGTAAACAGACTTCTTCCACCAGACGGCTATGTTGCAGCAAAACGGTCAAGAAATGTCAACACAATTGGAACTCACAGCCCATTTGCTGGCGCTACATCAACAGCGAGATTTGCTGTTGGCGTGGTCACAGACATAGACCGCACGAATGGCGATGCCCTAGACGTTGAATGCGTCAATGGAATTCGAATCATTCAGAACTCTGTGAGAATCTATGGTGCTCGTTCTCTATCGCAAGACACAACAAACTTTAGATACATCACCTCGCAAGACACTGTCAACTCAATCGTGACAGAGGCATACAATGCTATTGAGCCTCTAGTGTTCTCGGCTATTGACGGACGTGGCGGTTTGTATGCCAATATTGAAGCACGACTGATTAGCGTTCTTGAAGGTTACAGAATCAATGGTGCGCTGTTTGAAGCATTTGATCAGAATGGACAAAGGGTTGATTACGGATACACCGTAAGATGTGATGCTAAACTTAATCCAACTGCTTCACTAGCCGACGGAAAAGTAAAAGCAAAAGTCGGAATCCGAGTATCCAGTATTGGTGACCGGATTGAAGTTGAAATAATCAAGTCCGCTCTCACAGCATCTGTAACCTCGTAATCCGATCCCGGAGGAAATAAAATGGCAAAAGTAGCACAAAGGCAAGTACTAGCGACAATCACGCCGAGCACGACTAATACGAGCTTCGGTACTGGCACTGCCACGGTAACCCCTCCTAAGTTCGAAATAGGCAATAGCCCTTTTCAGTTCGCCCAGGTGTCTGGTGGAGAAATCACTGCTTCGGTAGAAAAAATCTACGAGGGTGGGAAATCGCGCCCAACAGTGCTTTGCGCTCCAGCAGAAATCGGCGACATCACCGTAACCGCTCACTACGATGACGATGCAGCCGTAGGTGGACTTCAGTCAGCCATTCGTACTGTTCGACAGTTTGTTGGCGTTGGTTTTTACGACGTAACCATTCAAACCTACAATTGTGGTTTGTCGGACAAGAAAAATGATCGTCAATACAAGAATGCTTTGCTCGTTGGGCTTACAGAGCCAGATGGTGACTCGTCCTCGGGTGCCCCAACAACGTTTGCCTTGACATTCTCAATTAGCGATGTAAGCGTTCCAACAGAAGTAGCCCAGTAAATCTGATTTTGGGTTTAGGCGATACTATTATCGCCAATATTTACTTGGTTTAGTTCGTTGAGTAGTTGCGCCCATGCCAACATTAAGAGTGCTAGTTTGCTCTTCATCGACCACTTAACCGAAAGGTAATTATGAGCAACCCACTGTACGACTCCGAGGAAACCAAGACTCCTGCTGAGACCAAAACCAAGGCAACGACCTCGACAGTCAAAGAAGATGCACGTCAAGAAACACTTCTTGACAGACTGAAAGCAACCATTGGGGAAAAAGTTCGTCGTAAGGACATCTTCATTCAAGTACCAGAGCGCGACAATGTTCTGTTGCGAATTAGTCCAAACGTTTCTCAAGCTCAAGTTAGAAAGTGGAGACGAGAAGCAGGCGAAGATTCCAAAAACGGCATGGATGCTACGAAATTTGCAACATTCGTAATCGGTCACACTGCCGAAGGAATCATCATGGGCGACAAAGAAGTTACAGATGATGAAGGCTACTCAATCACCTTTGGCTCAGACCTCATGCTCTCAATGACAAAAACCACGAAACCAGTTCCAGATGCTGTCAGAGCATTTTTTGGACTTGATCCACACGTGGAGGCGGCTGCTCTGGCAATTCTTGATGCGGCTGGGTTCGGCGACACAATCGAGCCTGCTGAGGACCCTACGACGAAGCCTTCGACGAACTAGTCGAAGAGTCGGCAATAAAAACAGCCGCAAGGCTGGGGGAACTATGGGGTACTGACCCCCTTGAATTACTTAGATGCACAGACGAAGAGTGGTTCATACGTATGGCTTGTGCTAAAGTAATAGAGCAGGATCGCGCCGCCGCAGAGCGAAAAGCACAAGGCTAACGGCAGCATCCCGTCCAATCATCTGGAGAGCCCATGGCCGACGAACGCGTCGTTATAAAAATAGAGGTCAAGTCCGATGATAGGGACATTGACCGTACCAGACGGAAGCTTGAGAGGCTTGCTGGAGCCAGGGACAAGGATCGCACATCTAGGGACAGGGATAGTAAATCCAAGAGTAAGTCTGATGGATTAGCATCGCGCGTTCGAAAAACCGATGACAAACTCGCACGAGCAGGCCACAAATCAATGGAAAGCGTTTCGCGCAAGTATAAAAAGAGTTTTGATGGTTATGACAAAATGATCAAAATGACCGGCGGAATGATGATGAAATTCCTTTCGCTGTCGGCAAAAGCAGTTGCTCTTGATTTTCTAGCAATGGGCGCAGCGATGATTGCTGTTCATGCGGCTTTCGCTGCTGGACAAATGCTCATGAGGGGATACAAGAATGTAATGTCTCTTGCTGCTGGCGCCATGGCTGGGTTTGTGATTGCTGCTGGTACGGTTGCGGCTGCCCTCAGGGAGCAACAAGCAGCAATGTACGCCTTTTCAGCCAAAGGTGTAGCCACCGAATTTGGCTCTGGGCTCAATCAAGCAAGAATGCAAATGAGAGCACTAACAATGGATGCCGATTTAGCATCTGTCGGTGTTGAAAACTTGGCTGCCGCT